TCAAAAAGTATCTAATAAAATTCACCAAAAAACATTACGTGGTGGTGCTAACTTCTTAGTAACAAGTCCAGCAGTAGCAACAATCCTTGAGTCTATCCCAGGATTTGCAGCTGATACAGATGGTACTAAAATGGAATTTGCGGCAGGTGTACAAAAAATTGGTGCAATCAATAACCGTTACACAGTTTACAAAAACCCATACATGAAAGAGAATGTAATTCTAATGGGCTTCAGAGGATCACAATTCCTTGAAACAGGAGCTGTATTTAGTCCTTATATTCCACTTATCATGACTCCATTAGTATATGATCCAGTTAACTTCACTCCACGTAAAGGTGTCATGACACGTTACGCGAAGAAAGTAGTTCGTTCTGAATTCTACGGAAAAGTATACGTTCACGGATTAGATACTATTTAATAGTTAATTGAATTAATTATTTAACGATTTAATTAGTTAATGGTAATAAGAGAGGGTGGCTTCGGTCACCCTTTTTTACTGTCCGAATATTTATATAAAAAGAAATTAATATGGCAGTTCCACATAACAAATATTCAATGCAGACAATTATCCGTTACGATGGACGATTAGTTGATGTGCTAGATCGTATCAGAGCAATAAGTTTAGTATTAATGGTCCATATCGAACAAGATCTTGGGACTGATAAAGAATTAATAACAATTAAAGTTATGACACCACATTCACCGCGTGAAACTTATTTAGCATTACGTAAAGCATGTTTAGGAAAAATTGAAACTCTTAAAGACATGACACTTCGTGAATCTACACTTACAAAATTATTTTAATTTAAATTAAGGTTATTTATGTCTATAACAAACAAGGACAAAACTCCACCAAAAACTGATATTAAATTTTCAGTAACGTTATCAGAAGAACAAAAAGAAGCAAAAGCAAAAATTATAGAAACACCATTCAACTTTTTATTAGGTAAAGCTGGGTCTGGAAAAACATTGTTAGCGGTGCAAATTGCATTAGATATGTTTTTTAAACGACGCATTGATAAAATCATCATGACCCGTCCTACAGTATCAAATGAAGATAATGGATTCTTGCCAGGATCATTGCAAGAAAAAATGGATCCATGGTTAGTTCCAATTCGCAGTAATATGCGCAAGGTTTATAATAAACCGGAACTATTAGATAAAATGGAAAAAGAAGAAAACATTGAATTAGTTTCTTTAGCTCATTTTAGAGGACGTACATTTGATAATGCAATTTGCATAGTAGATGAATTTCAAAATCTAACAAAACAACAATTACAAATGGTAGTATCTAGATTAGGCAAAGACAGTATCATGATACTTACAGGAGACCGTTATCAAATAGATTTAAAATTTTCAAACGATTCCGCGGTTCATGAAGTTCCGAAATTAACGAAATCACAATATGTTAATGAAATCATTTTAACAGATAACCATCGACATGAATCATTAAATGAAATTTTAAAACTTCTAAATGAAACATATTGATATTTATATATAAAGAGGATAAGTAATGGATTACAGTGAAAATAAACCAATTTGGCCAGGAAGTTCGTCTTTTTCGGCGGGTTCAACTCCATTTGGATTTTTTGATACAGATACTGTATTCCAAAATCACGCTGATAAATTTGCAAAAGCAGCTGCACAACAGCTAGGATATCCAATTATGGATGTTGAATTACAATCTATCAACTTTTATACAGCATTTGAAGCAGCAGCAATTGAATATTCAAATCAAGTTAATCAAGTTAATATTGTTAACAATTTGATTAATACATTAGGTGTAAATACAGGATCATCATTTTTAAGTGGTTCTAGTCTGACAGGTGCATTAGTTGGAAATACATTTGGCTATATTACTAAACTGTCAAAAGCATATGGTACTGAAGCAGATAGCGGCGGAAATTTAAAATGGCAAACACTTGCTATCGATATGGTTCCTGGCCAACAAACATATAGTTTAAAAGCTGCAATATCTCAATCATTAGGTATTACAGTAACAACTAGTTCAGTTGAAGTTAAACGAGTACTTCATAATGCACCACCAGCAGTTGTAAGATATTTTGACCCATTTGTAGGAACAGGATTAGGTTCACAACAATTGTTGGATTCATTTGGATTCGGCGGATTTTCTCCGTCAGTTTCATTCATGATGATGCCAGTTAATGCTGATTTATTTAGACTTCAATCAATTGAATTTAATGACCAAATACGTAAGTCTCATTACACTTTTGAGATACACGGTGACGACATAAAAATATGGCCTGTTCCAACTTCAGGAACTGGGTCTACATCAGCTACACCTTTCTTTTCAAAAGTATATGTTGAATTTATATTTGATACACAAAAAAATAACGAAGGGCTTTTATTTGGTAATTCCGCACTTTTAAACAATGTAATTTCGGACGCATCAAATATACCATATACATATCAAACCTATGGGAGAATTAATGATATGGGGCGTGCATGGATTATTAAGTATGGTATTGCATTGACAAAAGAAATGCTAGGATATGTACGAAATAAATATTCAAGTGTGCCTATTCCTAATGGAGAAGTAACACTTAATGGTGCAGATTTAGTATCACAAGGTCAAACTGAAAAAGGTGAGTTAATTACACAATTGCGAGAATTTTTAGATAAAATGACGAAAGAACAAATGATGACTCGTCAAAATTCTGAAGCAACTCAAATGAATGAAATGTTAGCAAAAGTACCATTAAAGATATACATTGGATAGGAGAGAAATATGGCTATATTTGGTGGTATTAGAGATGCAAGATTTTTAGCTGCAATCAATTCCGAATTAATTAATGGCATCATTGATACTGAAATAGAATTTTTTAAATTGGTTGTTGAACGAAGCAATTCAAATATATACGGCGAATCAGAAGCAAAATCATTTTATAATTCTATTTTAATTCCGTGTTTGATTACTAAAGAAACAAAAACGGCAAATATGGATGATTATGGTCATACATATACACGTACCGCACAATTTGCAATATCACGAGATATTTTAGAACGAGCTACATTTTATCCAGAGATTGGTGATATTATATTTTGGGACAATGAATACTATGAATTAGACAACGTTGATGCAAATCAATATTTTGTAGGAAAAAATCCAGAAACATGGCCAAATGGCGCAAATCATGGATATAGCGTATCAGTAATATGTGACGCTCATGCAACTCGTCAAACGCCACAAGGTATTAAGAATATAAGAAGAGGTGGAGATAATAATTCTCCTGCATATAAAGGATATTAATGCCTAGATTGAATAGACAGGACATAGATCGTAAAACAAATAAACCAAATCCGATGCGTACGGAAGGTTTAACTGATGATCTATTATTGAATCGGGCATATCAAGAACGAAGAGATGATGACGTTATTCGTACACCAAAACGAACTACATATGATGTTGATTATGCAATTAAATGGTTTATTGAAAATGAAATACAACCACAATTAATTACAGACGATCAAACAATACCAGTCCCAGTAATTTTTGCAAGTGGTGAAAAATGGGACAATGTACGTCGTTTAGGATATTTACGTGATGAAAAAGGAATGTTACAATCTCCTATTATCATGTTGAAAAGAAACAGTGTAGCAGAACGCGATCAAATGAAATCGTTGGATGCTAATCGTCCTCAATCCGAAAACGTACGTGTTTATAAAACAAAATACAATGAACGAAACAAATATCAAGACGATCTATTTCCTATTCCAACAAATATACCACAAGAATCAGAAAAAATATACGTAGTAGATATTCCTAAATATGTTACTATGGAATATGATATGATGATATGGTGTGATTTTACCACACAAATGAATTCATTGATTGATCAAATTTTACCATATGGTCGTTTTGCTTGGGGCAATGAAAATAATAAATTTTCCACAACCATTGGACAAATTAGTTTTGAAACTGTTAATACAGTTGGAGAAGATCGTTTAGTTCGAGCAACAGTACCATTAACGGTATTAGGAACATTGTTATCAGAACAAGAATCACGTAGATCAACATTGCATAAAATGTATTCGGTTAAAAAACTTGTATTTGATATCAACGTTGATGTAACAGATAATATATTTGCTACTACGACAGTGCCTGCTAAAGTATTGCAAATACAACAATTTATTAATAATGGCGGCACTGCAACTATATCTGGAGGAAGCTCTGGAACATTAGATGCAGCTACTATGTTATATTTAACAAATTTAACTGATGAGATAGCAACATATGTATCTGTTGGTACAGTAACAATAGCACATTCAGCTGCTACAAATCCAGTAACAACCATGTTAGCAACTGTCAATGAATTCGATGTTTATATTAACGGACAATATATTGATAAAGTTGTATATAGTTGGATACCTAGTTCTAGCACGCAAACAATTACGTTTGACACTGCAATATTAGGATATTCTATCGAAGCAAGTGATACAGTCGTTGTTAAAGGGAGATGGTCGTAATGGGAAGACAATTTAAACCAGGTCAGTTACAGACAGGCTCATTATATAATATATCTTCTAGTTATGCAGTAACTGCATCATACGCACTCAATGGTGGCAGTGGAGGAGGAAGTGGTACTAGTACATTTATTGCAACGGGTAGTGTAACTGCAAGTGTTGACGTTACTGGAGACATTTTCATAATAAAATCTGGAAGTACAACGCCATTATCTATTAGTAATACCGGATTAGTCTCAATATCAGGTAGTGCTACTAATTTATTTTTAATTAAAAACACAAACAATCAACCCATATTAACAGTATCACAAAGTGGCGTTGTTGTTTTTGCAACACAAAGTGCAGAATTAACTGGATTTGCTCCAAATGGGGGAATATATTTTACATCTGAATCATTTTTTATAGGATTGAGTTAGAAAATAAAATAATGCGATATTTATAATAAAATAAAAGAAAATAAGGAATTGCCATGGCAGAATGGAAAAAGGTTGTAGTTTCGGGTTCGGCTGCGATATTAAGTCAAGTTAATGTTGGTGCTAATCAACAAATTACAACGTCACAAACAACAACATTTTTAACTGGATCATTTACAGGATCATTTAGCGGTAATGGTGCTAACTTAACCGGAGTAACAGCAACGGCTGTATTCCCTACATCGCAAACTACCCCAATACTATCAACAACTAAATTATTTAGTAATGATGGTAATAATACGTTTGTATTTGCAGGTCAAGTAACAGCATCAACTTATGCAGGTGTATCTGGAGATATTACTATCGGTACCGGCGGCGTAGCAGCAATTGGATCTGGTAAAGTAACCTCTGCAATGATTGTAGATGGTACTATTACAGGCACAGATATTGCATCTGCAACAGTTGCTAATGCAAACTTAGTCAACTCTGCAATCACAATAGCAGGAACATCTACTTCTTTAGGTGGATCAATTACGGCTGCTACTATTTTAACTAGTACTGGAGTATTTTCTGGATCTGCTCAAATTCCTAATAGTTCAATTACTAATGCACAATTAGCAAATAGTAGTGTAACAGTCGGAAGTACAGCAATATCGTTGGGAGCAACTTCAACTACACTAGCAGGTTTAACTTCGGTAACATCAACTTCATTTACTGGATCTTTACTTGGTAATGCATCAACAGTAACTACCAATGCTAACTTAACAGGCAATGTAACTTCGGTTGGTAACGCAACAACGATAGCATCAGGAGTTGTAACAAGTGATATGATTGCCAATGATACAATTGTTAATGCTGATATTAATACTTCTGCAGCAATTGCATATACAAAATTAAACTTAGCTTCTTCAGGAATTGTTTCTGGATCAACTCTAGCTGCAGGTTCAGCTCAAGGCACACATACATTAACAACGAATGGTGTAAGTTCAGGTGACGTTACAGCAACTGGATTAGGAACGGCAGGAACACCAACATTTGCTGGTTTAACTATTTCAACAAATGCATTAGCAGTTAATAATACAAATGGTATTACAACTAATGCTGCAACATTCCCGATTGCAAATACAACTGCAACTACCATTAACTTGGGTGGGGGCGCAACGGCAATTAATATCGGTTCTGGCACAGGTATTACAACTATTAATCATGACGCTCGTGTTAAAGGAGCTTTATATGTAGACGGTCCAATTACAGCAATTAGTTCTTCTAACTTGTATGTAGCAGATCAATTCATCTTGTTAGCATCTGGATCAGCAACAAACACGGATGGTGGTATCGTAATTGACCGAGGCTCATATGCAGGTTTAAATATTGCATATGGTTTTGATTCAACCACAGGTCGTTGGGGATATCAAGCAGGCGTAACTGATACATCAAACACAATTGATCCAACAGGTATTAGCGGATCGTTTGCAGGATATGTATTTACAGAAGCTGCTCACACAGCAACGAAACCATTAACGGGTGAATTTGTACAAGCAGGAGCAATATATACACAAACAGACGGAACAATTTGGATGTATGCATAAAATTCATTATATTAAATAAAAAAGTTATATGAGCATTATTTCTAAAATAATAGGAACACCACAGCCCCCGGTAATTGAAACGCAAAATCAATTATCTCAAGAAGAATTGGAATTCATTTTAAATTCTTTAAAGGATGTAACAATTACCGGTGCGCAAGTTGAAATGTTTTATAATCTTGTAGTTAAACTACAAAATCAATACGTAGAACAATCTAAATAATAAGTTATGGATATTTTTTCAATTGAACTAACATTGCCTGAAATTCAGACATTGCGACAATCTCTAGATGTAATCAATATTGTAGGTAAAGATGCACGTTTCTTAGCATCATTGCAAATCAAACTAGAAAATGAGCTTGAACAAATTACTACAATGATGTCAGCTGCTCAAACAAAACAACCTGTACAAACGGAAAAGAAATCACGATAAACATATTTATATTAAATTGAGATTGTTGGCCGCAAGGAAGTAGGCGCACACACGGCATAAGTGTATGTATCTAACCGCAATCTAAAAAAGGAAATATAATATGCCATCATGGAATCGCGTCATAGTGTCGGGCTCTAATGCCTCATTAAATTCATTAATAGTTACTGCTGGTATTACCGGATCATTACAAGGAACTGCATCATTTGCAGTATCAGCTTCATGGGCGCCTAGTGTAGGCGGCGTAGCATTTCCATTTACTGGGTCTGCACATATAACTGGATCATTAACCATAACGGGGTCACTTTCACAAGGATTTACATCATCTGCATCAGGTCTTTATTCTCACGCTGAAGGCGTTAACAATCGTGCAAATGGCTACGGAACCCATGCCGAAGGATACCTAACTAGAGCAGATGGAGAGTCTAGTCACGCAGAAGGATGGATTGCAAGTACATCTGGATCTTATTCTCATGCGGAAGGATATACAACTCAAGCATCGGGAAGTGCTTCACACGCAGAAGGCGTTCAAACACGCACACTTGGCGATTTCAGTCATGCTGAAGGTAACTCAACTCAAGCAATTGGTTATGCAGCTCACTCAGAAGGTTCTGTCACATATGCAAATGGACAAAGCGCTCATGCCGAAGGTTCCGGAACATATGCAGATGCAGATGTTTCGCACACTGAAGGACAACTCACTGCAACCATGGACATGGGCGCTCATGCTGAAGGTCTTTTCACAACGGCGGGTGGTATACGATTACTTAACGTAGCTACTAGTAGTGGTGATTATTTTACTGAAACACAAGTATATGTTCAAGGAGATGTATTATCACAATATCCAAATTCAGCAGTTCCGGGCGCGTACATACATTTCCAGGTACCATACACAACGCAGCCACCAGCACCAACCGACGACCCATATGATGTTGTTAATACTACAATATTGTCATCATCGTACGATTCCGGAACAAACAGTACAACATTGACAATACCAACAATGTCAAATTATGCATCATTAGATGCCACAAATGGCGCTGTGACATATGTGTTTCTTGAAAATATAGAAGAATCACAAACATGGAATGCATTCTATGGAAGCAATGCACACGCTGAAGGATATTTTACAACGGCAACGGGACGATATTCACACGCAGAAGGAAAGAGTACACGAGCCTTTGGAGAGTCTAGTCATGCAGAAGGTGAAGGCACTGCAGCATACGGCACCGGATCGCATGCTGAAGGTAGTATCAGCCACGCCGGCCGCGGAGATGCATATTTAATCGATACTGCAGGTACCGTCAACCCCGGTAGCACAGAAATTGTAGTTAATTCAAAGTATGGCGATTTAACCGGAGAATTTAACCCCGGACACACAATACAATATTATGACCAATTGGGCAATGCATCTGTTCCTGCTATAATATCATCATCGGTTTGGAGTAGCCCAAACACAATTATTGGCACATATGGAGCTCTCATCAACGGCGCCGGCGGAAGCATCGCACGCGCAGACACTAATAACTCCGGCGATTATGAAACTGGTGGGAACTATGCTCATGCAGAAGGCAACGGCAAAGCATTCAGTGAATACAGTCATGCAGAAGGCAAAGGATCAATCGCTGCTGGAATATATTCTCATGCAGAAGGTAATGGCACTGTAGCAGCAGCTGCATATTCTCATGCAGAAGGAGTAAGTAGCCAGACCCGCGGCGATTATAGCCATGCTGAAGGAAATAACACTGTAACATATGGTATATGTTCCCATGCAGAAGGCGAAAGTTCAACAGCCGGCGGGTGGGGTTTGCATGCCCAAGAGGTAACTGCCGGTGTTTTCAATTTCGAACAAGCCGGCGACGTTACATCATATTTCACAAACGGTACTCAGATTGTTTTACACGATCTAAATGCGCTTATCGCGTCAGAGCCAACCACATACGTTTTTACGGTTAATTACTCAACCTGGGATGGCACTAAAACCTATGTTACCTTAACTGACACATCTTTAACACTAGGTAACAAAGTCATCATTGGCATATATGGAAATCCGGGAGCTTTTAGTTTTATTGATTCAACATATGGCAATGCATCACACGCAACAGGCGGTAGCGGCGTAACCATAGGAGACTATTCATATGTCGGCGGCGACACTAATATAGCTCTAGGATGGAAACAACATGTTGTTGGTAAATACAACCAAACAAGTTCCAAAGCAGGTGCATTCATTATAGGAAATGGTAGTGAAGGCGGAGGCCGGAACAATTTAATGTTAGCATATGACAATCGAGTTGAAGTAACTGGATCTGTAATGGCAACGATGGGATTCACCGGTTCACTTCTAGGAACTGCCGCAACAGCATCATTCTTGTTGGGAAGTGTTGCATCAGCATCATTTGCTACTACAGCAGCAACAGCATCGTTCTTATTAGGAAGTGTTGAATCAGCAACATCAGCATCAGTAGTTAGTATTACAAACAATACCTCAACCAACGCAACATATTATCCAACATTTGTTTCATCAACGAGCGGCCATCAACAAATACAAGTTGATTCAAGCACATTTACATGGAATCCAAGTACAGACACATTAACAGCTGCAAATTTTGCCGGCAATGCATCAAGTGCTACTACGGCAGGAACTGCAACAACTGCTGGTACAGCAACAAATGCAGATAAACTTTACAATGCCTCAAACGGAGACAATACCGCAAAATACATTTTATTTACTGACGGTCAAAACAGTTATTTCAATGGACAAACGGCAGGCACGATAACATTCAATCCTACTTCGAATATATTATCAACACGTACTATATCAACTAATACATCGTTACTAAGTACCGGCTCGACCACGTTAAGTGGTTCAACAAGAATCATAGGACCTGTAACTGTCACCGGTTCATTGCGTGGACAAGTTATTTTGCCAACCATTACAACAAATACAGCATCATTAGATTTTTCAATTGCAAACTTCTTTACATGTTCGTTAGCTAATGGTGTTACCACACACGTATCTGCATCAAATTATTTACCAGGACAAACAATAAACATGTTAATTGTACAAGGATCTGCGGGTACTGGAAAAGTATCATTCCCAGCAGCATTCAAATCAGGTTCATTGTATACAGGCTCGGCAGTTGCCAACGCAGTTGATATAGTTACATTCATCACATTTGACACTACAAATATTTATTTAAGTGCAATAAGAAATTTAAAATAATATGTTTTCACCATTTGCTTTTATACAAGATCCAGAAGTTCTCGCAGCTGCAATACAACAATACATACTAGCCGGCGGTGATTTTACTACATTCAATGTTCCTAACTACGGCGGCATTGTTAGAACTAATATAACCGGAGGATTGGATACTACGTTTAATATGAGTATTGGTTTCCCAAATCTTGTAAATGACGCTAAATATCAATCCAATGGAAAATTAATCGCAGTTGGAAACTTTACAACATACGGACCAAATACAGGCATTACTCGAATAATCCGTATAAATACAGATGGTACACTTGATGCTACATTTAACACTACTGGATTTAATGCAGCTGTAAATACTGTAGTTATACAACCCGATGGTAAAATAATTTGCGGAGGGACATTCACTACATACAGAGGTGTAACGGTTAATAGAATAGTACGCATAGATTCAACCGGTACACGTGATGCTACATTTAATGTAGGAGTTGGATTTGATGGTACCGTAAACACGTTAGCTATTGAACCTAGTAGTAAAGTACTTGTCGGAGGAGCATTTACTACATATAGTGGGTCAACAATCAATAGAATAGCACGTTTAAATTCAAATGGAACAGCAGATACCATTAATTTTGGTGGAGGCTTACAATCATTTAATGACACTGTAAATGATATACAATTACAATCTGATGGTAAAGTGGTTGTTGGTGGAAACTTTACAACTTATGCTACATTTAATAATTGCCTTAGAATTGCTCGTTTAACCAATAGCGGATCTTTTGATACTACATTTAGTGGTTCATTTTTTGATAACAATGTAAACAATCTAAAAATTCAACCTGATGGTAAAATAGTTGTTGTAGGACAGTTTACCAATAAAATAGCGCGCATATATCTAGTAGGTAACCAAATAACTGCGGATCCGGATTTTAAAATCGGCAACGGATTTGATAATTTTAACAACCTCCCAGCGGCTGGTACGATACAAATTGATTCGAATAAAAACATATATATAACTAATAATTTTACTAGTTATAGTGGGTCAAATGCCTCACGTATTGTAAGACTTTTACCTAGCGGAGCTATAGATACATCATATAATGTAGGCCCCGGACTACGCGGCTCATTACTTAATGTTGCTTCTACTGCTACATATGGTTCTGGAACTGCGCTGTCAGGGAGTGTAGTTCAGATATATGGTCAGTTTGCCACATATGCGCAACCACCATCAAATCGTCTTTCTTTAGTGTCTACTACAGGAAATAGTGCGTCGTTTTTTGATATAGGTGAGGGATTTAGTGCCGGCGTCTATTCGTATGCTACTGAATCAAATGGAAAAATTATAGTAGTAGGTACCTTTGGAGAATTCGCGCAAACGCGCAATGCAGCAATTGTTCGCTTAACACCAACTGGTTCTAGAGATACTACATTCATATCTAGTTCTGGTTTTGATGGTCTCGCAAATGCTGTGGCTATTCAATCTGATGGAAAAATAGTTGTCGGAGGATCATGGGTCAGTACATATAGTGGTTCGGCAGCTCCTAGAATAATTCGTTTAAACACATCTGGTTCAATTGATACTACATTTAATCCTGGCACCGGATTTCCACTCAATAACAACGTAAATACTTTGGCTATTCAATCTGATGGGAAAATAGTCGCGGGAGGCACATTTACATCATATAGCGGTTCAGCAGCTAACAGAATAATACGTTTAAATACAGATGGTACAATTGACAATACATTCTTATCTAGTTCTAGATTTAATAATAATGTAAATGATATAGCTATTCAATCTAATGGAAAACTATTAGTGATTGGAAACTTTACAACATACAGCGGTTCAACGATTAATAGGATAATACGTTTAAATACAGATGGTACGCGAGATACCTCATTTAATCCTGGAACTGGTGGATTAGGTACTGCTGGGTCTGTTTTAGCATTACAATCCGATGAAAAAATAGTCGCCGGCGGAGCATTTACATCATACAGTGGTTCTACTGTATACCGAATAGTCCGGATAAATACAGATGGTACACGAGATACTACATTTAACGCAGTTGGATCTAATAATATTGGTTTTGGCGGTACCGTAACTGGTCTAGGAATACTTGCCGATGGACGCATTGCCGTAGGAGGCGAATTTTTAACATTCAATTTAGAGACACCCCCTACGAGAATTGCAATATTATATCCCACCGGCGGTTATGATTCATCATTCAATCAACCGAGTAGTCCATTTAATAGCTCCCCTGGTGGATATAACAATAATTTAAGAAAAATATTAATTTTAAATGCATAATAAATACTATGACACTTAAAGAATTTTTACAAGACAAAACATTGACAGCAGTTGAATTAATCGATTTTGATTACAATCAGATTATCAATGTTTATGTAGATGCAGCATGTTATGGTTTAGCAATCGATACATCAAATATTCCAGCTGGCACGCCATTAACATATACTGTGGATTTTACATTGGATGAAGATATCTTATCAGTAAGTGATTTTTCAATCAACATAAATGATGTTGAGATGCTTGGAATGTAACAATTAATTTCTTATATTAAAAGAAAAAGGAAACAAGTTATGACCAGAAAACTGGACAACGAACATCTAGAAGAAATTCAATCTCTAAGAGATAGCTTCGCAAAAAATTCAACCACATTAGGAAACATTGCAATTGAACTTCATGTATTAAATCGTCAATTGGAAATCATGAACGCAGAACAAACAAAGTATTTAGATCAATTTGAGTCTTTGAGAAAACAAGAATCAGATCTTTTAGAAAAGATGCGTGAACGATACGGCGAAGGACAAATCAATGTTGCTGACGGAACATTTACTCCTGATTCAGGTTTAGCACAATAAACACATATTTATATAAAAAAATCATAGGAGTATTAAATGGCAGAAAGAATAGTATCACCTGGCGTGTTTACGAATGAAGTAGATCAATCGTATTTAGCAGGTGGAATTGCACAAATAGGTGCAGCGATTGTAGGTCCAACATTAAAAGGACCTGCACTAATTCCTACTCAAATATCATCTTACGGAGAATTTGTTAGTAAATTTGGATCATATACAGATGATTCATATATACCGTTCGTCGTTCAAGATTATTTGAGATCAGGAAATGTAATTACAGTAACACGTTTATTGTATGAAGATGGTTATAAATTAACCAATGGTGGTTTAGCAATCATTGCTGAATCAAGTTCTACGGCAGGAACAACAAAAATTGTAACTCATGTATTACATCCAACTTTACCGGTAACAACCGATGGCGCATCAAATGTATTTGAAAAAAGTCTTTTAACATCAGGAGCTCCTGGTAGTAATGGTGCATTTACATTGAACCTGTCAGGATCATTTGCAGCAGCACAAGACAATGCAATTGGCTTTTCATCGTTTACAGCAGGAAATGGTTCGGCTATTCCATTATCAATTGTTAGCACAGACAATAATTATGTGTCTACAACATTAGGTAATTCACCGAAATCAATTCAATATCCAGTTTATGTTCAATATGAAAACCCAACAGCAACATCTGCATTTGCAACACTTGCACATGTAACAATGTCATTGGCTTATTTACCGTCATATGAATTAGTTCAAGATTACACCGTAGCATCAACACCATGGATCACATCACAGAAACAAAGTGGTATAGCAGTTAACTTGTTACGCTTCCATACATTGTCTCATGGTACAAATGTTAACTACGAAACTAAAATTGGTATTCGTGACATTGTAACTTTACCAGAAGCAGTGACAGGAGAGTATCCAACATTTACAGTTGAAATTCGCAGAGTTAACAATGCAAACTTACCAGCAGCTCAACCATATTATGGTTTAGTATCTGATACAGATGAATCTCCTGCAGTTGAAATATATACAAATGTAAACTTAGATCCATCATCAGCTCGTTATATTGCTCGTGTTATTGGTGATAAAGATAGAACAATTGATAATGATGGAAGATTATCAATCTCCGGAGATTATGAAAATTTATCGGCATATGTACGCGTAGAAGTAACTAATGCAGTTAAGAAGAAAACAAATAACAGTGCATTGATTCCATTTGGATTCCGTGCTGTAACATCTCCGATTCCAAATGCGTCTGCTTCATTCAATTTAAAAGAAGCAACATACACAACATCACAAGTAGGTTCAACGGGAATTAATACCAATACATATTTTGGATTTAATTTTGCAGTAACAAACAACTTGAATTATTTAGCACCAACTCTTACATCAGGATCAACAACTGGTAGCAATTCAGATTTCTATTTAGGAGATGTAAGTCAAGATGCAGCATTGGGCTTCCCATCATCTGCACCGTATTCAAATTCATTGCAAGGTGCATTGACAGGATCAACTATGTCTACCAACGTTGCATTGTCAACACGTAAATTCATTGTACCATTCCAGGGTGGATTTGACGGAGCTAAACCTAACTTGAAAAAATATTCAGGTGAAAATATTACTGCAGCAAATACATTTGGTTTTGCATGTAATTCAACAACATCGGCAGGAACAACTGCTTATAATAAAGCATTTGCATTATTAGGAAATACAGATTATTATGATATGAACTTGTTGGTTACTCCAGGTATCATTCATAGTTTGCATCCAATTATTACAAATGCAGCTCGTAATTTAGTTGAAGCTCGTCAAGATACATTCTATGTAATGGATTCAAATGCAGTAACAGATTCACTTACAACGGTAGCAAATCAAGTAGCTGGATTGGATAGCAGTTATACATCAACATATTGGCCATGGCTTCAAATTCGTCGTCCTGATAACAATGTTGCAATGTTCGTTCCGCCATCAGTAATGATCCCGGGAGTATTAGCATTTACAGATCAAAATGCACATCCATGGTATGCACCAGCTGGTTTGAATCGTGGTAGTTTAACAGGAGTTAGTGCTACAAAAATTAATTTGTCACAAGCTGATCGTGATACATTGTATAATGCTCGTATTAATCCTATTGCGAACTTCCCTAATGAAGGGGTAGTAGTTTGGGGTCAAAAGACTTTACAGGCTCGCCCAAGTGCATTAGACCGCGTAAATGTACGTCGTTTGTTGATTGCTGTTAAGAAATATATTGCGTCTTCAACTCGTTATTTGGTATTTGAACAAAATACCGATGCAACAAGATTGAGATTCTTGTCAATTGTTAATCCGTATTTAGAAAACGTGAAAAATAAACAAGGATTATATCAATTCAGAGTTGTTATGGACCAATCAAATAACACCCCAGATTTAATTGATCAAAATATTTTATATGGTCAAATTTTCCTTCAACCAACCCGCACTGCGGAATTTATTATTTTAGATTTCAATATCCAACCAACGGGAGCAAGTTTCTCTCCAGGTTTGTAATAATAAATAACATTTTAAAGAAAGGTAGGACTTAGGTTCTACCTTTTTTACTTTGCCGATATTTATATAAAACAAAAAGAGGAACTTAAATGGCATTAACACCAACCTTACCAGATATTAGCCAAAGTGATTTATTTAGTAGTGCATTTTCGTGGGAACCGAAATATGCTAATAGATTTATTATGCAATTAGCTGGTACTAATATACCTGCGTATTTAATCAAAGCTGCAGCTCGACCATCAATGACAAATGGAGAGATTGTTTTAGACCACATTAACGTTGACCGCAAGGTTAAAGGAAAAAGTCGTTGGAACGATATTGCTATCACATTGTATGATCCAATTACAAGTGAAGGTGCACAAGCAGTAATGGAATGGGTACGTTTCCACCACGAATCATTAACAGGTCGCGATGGGTATTCATCAGATTACAAACGTAACATAGAATTCTACGCATTGTCTGCATTAGGTGAAAAAATTGAAAACTGGACATTGCAAGGTGCTTTTATTTCTGAAGCAAATTTCGGTCAAATGGATTGGGGAACAGAAGAAGCCATGACAATTGAATTGACATTGAAATACGATTACGCAATATTACAATACTAAGAATGCATATATATGGGGGCTAAACACCCCCATTTTTTATGTTCGCACATATTTATAATAAAGTTATAGGAGTTAAAATGAGTGGAATGACAGACCGAATTGCAAATCAAGATTTAGTACAATTAGCTAAGGCTCAGTACGAGCAACAAAAGCGAAATACAATCCCATCAGAAATTATTAAATTAATAAGTAACGGAATGGTATATCCTAAAGATCATCCACTTCGCCCCGGAAATATCGAAATGCGGTATATGACTGCATATGATGAGGACATTTTAACTAATCCATCATATATGCGTGAAGGCGTTGTTTTAGATAAATTATTAGAAGCATTGATTGTAACGCCTGTTGATTATTCAACTATTTCTAAAATTGATAAAAATGGATTAATTATTGCCGCACGTATTTTAAGTTACGGAAAAGATTATCCAGTTACTGTTATTGATCCTAAAACCGGCGGTACATTGAATCGCATAGTAGATCTAACAAAATTAATACCAATTACATTTGATTTACAATCTGATGACAACGGCGAATTTAATTATGTTTTAGATAACGGAACGCCATTAAAATTTAGATTTTTATCTACAGGAGATGGAGAAAATTTAAAATTATCTGAATTTTTAGAACATACACTAGTGCAAGTTAATGATTCTAGAAAAATAGACGATATTAAAAATTTCATACGATATGAATTTTTAGCTATAGATTCAAAAAAATTCAGAACCCATGTAACTTCTAATATACCAGATTTAGAATTAAAATATGAATTCGAAGGTGAAGACGGAGGCGCCTTCACTGCAGGGTTTCCGATTAACACAGACTTTTTTTGGTTTTAAGCCAGAAGACCGTGTTCAGCTACATGAAAGTCTTTTTGATTTAGTATGGCATGGTGCCGGCCGGTGGGACTGGAATACCTTGTATAATATGCCCGTTTATATTCGTAGATTTTGGATATCTAAAATTAATAAAATGCAAGACGAAGCTGCAGCTGCACGAGAAAAAGTTAAAGCCAAAACGAAAAAGCCAACAATCATAAAATCTCCATTGTAAATATTTATATAAAATGAGAATGATTTTATGAACAATCAACTACGACTTATTGCTAAATTAAAACAACAGCCTAAACACGGCGCTGGACCAACTGCCTTTGAGTTATTAAAAGATCAAGCTGAACAATTATATAAAACATTTGAGACTGGCGGAAAAGATGTAGTACGAGCATCTGGATTTACATTAGTAGGCGAAGCAGCCATTAATGCATATGAAAAAGTTAACGTTCTCGAAAAACAAAATAGAAAATTATCTGAATCATTTGGCGTAAACACAATACGTGCAGCACAATTAAGTAAATCATTTGACACATTAGGTTTAAAAATTGGCGTTAATACTGATAAATTAAAAACGTACGCCGGCGAATTAAAAAAATTATTTCCAGGTCAAGCAGCATATTTAGCAAATGCAAAAGGTTTTGGTGAACGAATTAGCAAACAGCTTGACTTAATGCGCAATAAAATGGGTTTAAGTGCAGAAGTGACTGAAGGCTTTATTCGAAATCAAGCATTATTATCAAAAACATCGGCTGATAATTTTGATTCAGTTGACGCTCAAATTGCTGAGTTTTCAAGAGGTCTACGAGGTTCTTACGAAGGAGCATTTACTGACATTACTGAAGGTATTGGTAATTTAGATGCCGAAACCGCAGCTGTCTTTGGTCGAAAAGGTATTGGAAATTTATCTGGTGCAGTATTAGGCGCAAAAAAATTAGGAATTGAACTTAGTAAAGTATTAGCTACTGGTACTGGATTTTTAGATGTAGAACAAGCAATCGGTAATGAAATTGAATTGCAAATGTTAGGCGCTAAAGATTTAAATGTTTCTGCAATTCAACAAGCAAGATTATCCGGCGATGGGCTTAAACTTACTGAAGAATTAACGAAATATTTGACAGCCAATGGTGAAGCAATGAAAGAAAATCCAATGCTTTTACAAAAATCAGCTGAAGCATTAGGGTTTTCAAATGATGAACTATTAAAGATGTATGCTAATCTTAAATTAAATGGAGAATTAGAAAAGGAAACGTTAAGTACTGCAGACGATCGAAAAAAACAAATAAACGAAGCTATAGCTTTAGAAAACCAAAGACTTGGTATTACAATGTCGCACCAACAAGAAGAAGAATATTTAGCAAACATGCAATCAGAAGCTGATAAGGCACGAGATAAGTTGCAA